GAATGAAAATATTTTAGAGTATGCATCTGAAGAACTTGCAATTCCTTATCGTTCTCCTGTAGATGGCAAAGTTCATAGATATTTTCCAGATGCTTATATAAAGGTCAAAGAACCAGATGGAAGTACTAAGAAATATTTGATTGAGATTAAACCATATAAACAAACGATGCCACCACCAAAACCAAAAAGGCAGACCAAAGGATACATCTATGAAGCATATGAGTATGCCAAAAACCAATCAAAGTGGGAAGCGGCAAGAGAATATTGTAAGGACAGAGGATGGACCTTCAGGATCCTGACGGAAAATGAGCTTGGAATTGGTAAAAAATGAATCGTATCAAACCCCTACTTAAAAACTTATACGGAACAGAAAATGCGGAGGATTTGATGTTGGAAATACTTGATGTATTAAAACAAACAACTACTTCTCCAGAGGCAGGTAATTTTTATACTTTTGTTTATAGACCTAAGACTCCTCGTGTAAGATATGATGCACATCCTCTGGTTGCCGTTACAAATGTTTATTCTTGGGGATTTAGTGGTATTAACTTTCATTGGGGAGAACAGAGACAATATACCTTTGAAGAAGTGGTTGGACCCCTACATATTGTGGATAAGAATGAGGTTGGTGATTTGAGAAGAATACCTTTCGGACAAATCAAGATAAATAACTAAAAAAGATAAATGGTAAACGGATTTAACATATCAAGAAGTTTATCACCAAATGCGGAAAGAATTGCTGGATCTGCTTCTGCCAAACTTTCTTCGTCTGCGGCACCTCTTAGATATCCACAGAAGAGTATTGGTAAAAATGACGATTACCTAGAAATAGGTGTGATTGAGTATGTTCCTCCTGGACTTGAAACTGGAGTAAACAATCTTAAATTAGCAACAGGAACAGAAAAAAATTCCAAGCAGAAAGCAAGACAAACAATACAATTACCAATACCATCAAATATAGGAGATACGAATCAGGTTGATTGGGGTAATGGTGATAGTTTTAATCCTCTTGCCGCTTTTGGTGCGGAACAAATAGGAAATGCTCTTAGAAGTGGTGATTTTGGAAAAGGTCTTGTTGATATATACAATAATACCGTCAGTACTGCAAAAGAAATAGTAACCAAAGGTGGCGGTCAAGATTTAATTACAAAGTATTTTCAATCAAAATTAGTAAACTCATTAGGAGCAAATACCTCACCAGAAGGACTTTTATCAAGAGCTAGTGGAAGTGTTTTGAATCCAAACTTAGAACTACTATTTTCTGGTGTTAATCTGAGGTCTTTCCAATTTGATTTTGATTTTGCACCAAGAGATGAAAAAGAATCTAATGTTGTTAAAGAAATTATAAGAATTTTTAAGATATCTATGGCTCCGAGAACTGGTAGTAATATTGAAGGTGCCGGTTTATTCATCAAAGCACCGAATGTTTTCCTTCTAAAATATAAGAGTGGAAATCAGGACCATCCTTATCTAAACAAATTTAAACCCTGTGCTCTTACAAGTATGGGTATGAATTATACTGGTTCGGGTTCATATGCTACTTATGCTGATAAAACTCCGGTTCATATGAAATTATCTCTTAGTTTTACCGAACTCAATCCAATTTATAATGAAGATTATAAAGATACAGATATTGGAGTAGGTTACTGATATGTCTTACTTTAGAGAACTACCCGACCTAGAATATCAATCGCCTTTTTCTGATAGTAATTCCTCACAAAATTATGTAAGAGCAAAGAATCTATTTCGTCGTGTAAAACTTCGTGATGACTTACAGAATGTTTTCACTCTGTTTAATAAGTATCAGATTCCAGAAGGTGCAAGACCCGATACTGTTGCAGAAGAAGTTTATGGTAAGGCAGATTATGATTGGGTAGTTCTATTAACTGCCGGTATTGTAAATGTAAGAGATGAATGGCCTCTTTCTGATAGAGACTTATACAGATATGCCGAAAATGTTTATGGAAATGAATTAAATGCGGTTCATCACTACGAAACTACAGAAATCAAAGATTCTAATGGAAGATTAATCCTTCCGTCCGGTAAAATTGTTGATTCAAACTTTACCATTCCAGACCCTAATATTCCTATACAAACTTTAAATCCTGTTGTTGGTATTAGTAATTATGAATACGAAACCAGAAAGAACATAGAAAAGAGAACCATATATCTACTGAGACCTGATTATCTACAACAATATTTAAATGATATGAGAAAGATTATGTATTATGATAAATCTTCTCAATATGTTGATAAGAAACTAATCCGTACCGAAAACACAAGAATCACGATGCCATAAAAAAGGGGAGAAAAATCTCCCCTTTAGTGTATTATGAATCAGTCTTCGGCAAGTTTTGCAAAATATGAGAGTGCATCATCATCGTCATCATCCTCAACAGGACGAGCCGGTTTCAGATTATTGAGTTCACTACGCAGATCTTCTGTCAGAGAAGGAGCAGGACCACGATAGTCATCCTCATCCTCAACTTCAGAATCAACACGAGTAGACTTTCCACCAAGAACGGAATCAAGACGCTTCTTCATTTCCTCATAGGACTTGAATTGGTCAGGAGAAACAAACTCGGCAAGAGAATACTGCTTCTTCCAGATTGCTTCCATAGCATCATCATCATTCAGAAGAGCACCCTGAGAAGCAAACTCGCTAGAATCATAGTTCCTATAACCGGCAACATTCTTTGCCTTCAGTTTGAAGTTGGCACCGGTCCAGAAGTCAAACGGATCAATAGGAGTCTCATCTTCAAACTCGGGTTGCATTGCTTCGGTGAGTTTGTCAAAGATTTTCTTGCCATACTTGAACAGAAAGACTTTACCCTCGTTTTCAGGATTGGCAGGGTCTTTCACCACATAAATGTTGCTCACATAAGTCAGTTTACGCTTCTGCTTACGTGCGACTTCTTTATTGGAATCCATACCGGAGTTCCAGAGACCAGAGTTATGCTCACACACGGGGCACTTCTGATTCAGAGTAGTGAGGCAATTGTCTATCAACCATCCAGATGAACCTTGGAATGCGTGACTATAAATCTTTACAAACGGCAAGTCTTCACCATCAGGAGCAGGCAGGAAACGAATGACGGCATAACCATTTTGCGCTTTATCTACGGTCAAAGACCAAAAACGTTCATCTACAGAATTACCAGAAGAGTTCATCTTCTCAACTTCTTTAACAAGTTTTTCAGTTAAAGAACCAAGTTTAGATTGTTTTTTTAAATTTGCGAATGACATTTAGATTTTTTGGATAAATTGGATTTTGTTTTGCAACAACTTTATTATAAAAGATCTATAAAGGGATGTCAAGCCCTCGTCCATCCTTTGTGATGATTTCTTTTACCTTTAATAACAAGATGCATAGCAGAATCTGAAAGATTATTTTGTTCGCAAAAATATTTAAGATTGTTTGCTGTATGTATTCTTCCTTCTGGATCTTTCATTATCCAAGTTTTATTATCCCTTACGACTTTTCTTTCTCTTATTTGCTCCCTTTGTTCTCGTGTAAGTTTTTTACCAAGCATTCCCTTTGGAGATACTCTTCCTTTATGAGATTCGCTCATCTTTCTTCTAGTTTCTTCAGATGCCCTTCTATTTTTAGCAGAATCAGATAGTTTTTTTCTAACTTCTGGTCTTTTTGCTGGATTATTTTCGCCAAGTTTTCCTACTCTAATTTTCTCTTTAACATCATTTCTTTTTGATGGATTATCCTCACCAAATGCACGACAATAAAACTTTTCAGAAGTTTGTCTTGCTTTGTTAGCAAAGTGGGGATTTTTATCTACTTCATAAAAGTCGTGAAGAGCACATTCTGCCTCAAGTGTCTCTTCTACACTATCAAAAGTTTCTAATATTATTTTTTGGGTTGGTTTAAAAGTTTTATCTTTATAGGAACCAAAATATTTTATATCTTGTTCCGGAAGACATTTACATTCTCTTTTTCCAATATACCCTCTCCCATATTCTTCATAGGAGTAATACACATAAAAGTGCTTTTTCATTCTTCTCTAACCGGGTGACATAAGTATTTATACAAGAAAAGGGCAACAAGTGCCCCTTCCCACCCGAAAAGTGTCACCCGATCAGGCATAAGTATTTATCATCAGTCAAGATACTTTTTAAGCGATTCAATTGTTTTTGTCATACTACTGAAAAGAATATTCATATCAGTCTCTGGTGGAAATCCCATCAGAGCAACGGACTTTCTCAGATTCTCTTTCATCTCAATTGCTTGAGGGTCATCAGAAAGAGAAAGTCTGGTATACATAATTCTCTGCTTTTCAAGCAGTCGTGTCATCTTATCAATATGTTCCAGCTTATCTTCACGAGGCATCATACCAAAAGTTAAAATACTATTGTATATAAACTCCTGAAGTTCGTTAATTTCTTTTAGTTCATCCTGAATAATATCAGAATCAAAAAAACTACTCATTTATAATGTCCCGTAAAAGTTTTTTGTACTGGAATATGTCTGTATTTAGAAAAGGTTTGTATTTCTTGATTTTTAAACTTACGGTTTCCCATACAGGGTCCAGAAGTTTCTTATCAAACTCACTAATATACGAAAATATTATATCATAAATTACCATTATTTCAGGTACTAGTTCACCTTTTAGAAATGTTTTGAGAAGAATTGGATGACCTTTTGAGCAGTCAAATACATTCTCTAATTTTGTCTGAGAGAACAATTCTGTTGATTGCTCCTTGAATAAGTAAGTCAGACTCTGCTGTCTTTTCATCCATTCTTGGTAATTTCTTTCTCCAGAATTAATAATTTCACCAATCCACATACTTTGGGGATTATCCGCTACTATAAAATTTGATACTAGAAAATCTACTATTTCTTTGTCCGAATATTTACGAGAACTTTTCTCGAAAAAATACCGGTCTTTGCGTTTATTAAATGATGTAAGTGTTGCTCTTGTTTTTTTATATTTAAAGTAATCATATTTGGGATTGGTGAAATGATTCTTGATTCCCAAATATGCCTGATAAGTTTCAAATGGTGACATCAGATAGGCAAACGAGCACGGGAAGTTTTCTTCATAAAGTTAAGACTAATCGCATCATACTTTAATCTTTCTTTAAGAGGTTTAGAAATCAATTTAGTAACCGATTCTACATCAATACCGTTGATTTCACAATAATGACAAATAGCATCAATATAA